AATTAGTTTCTTCTAAAAATTTTCTAATAGTGTTTAAAAAATGCCAAATACCCCCAACATGTTCTCCGTTATTATAAAAATCTTTTACACCGCAAACACCTATTTTTAATAGGTTGTTTCCATCAACAATAAGGGTTTTAATCATTTATAACTATTAATTAGTTTGAAAATATTTTTGGGCTACTTACTCGTCTGAATCTTCTAAGGACTCATCTAAAGAATAGTTAGAATCACCTAATTTTGTTATCCAATAATCTGAATAATCTTTTTTGTATTTATCTAAAGATTCTTTTGTGTCTGAAATGTACCCTTGTGGTACTGCAATTATTTTTCCGTCTTTATATCCAAGACCATTTACGTGGTTTTTTAAAATAGAAATCTTGGTTCTAATAGCAAATGAGACTTTTCTACCGTTTTTAGTTGCGTCAATGTGACTAATACCTGATTTTTTTTGATTTCCAAATAAAAAGATTAAACTACTGGCTAACCATACAGCGGTACCTCCTTTAGCTTGGATCTCAGGTTGACCAAACGGATTATCCGCAAGTAAAACCCAAGGTTGGTTTAAGATTACAAGAGTATTGTAATAAGGGTAATCTTCTTTTTTAGATTTAGATATTCTTGAATGAATTCCCATTCCTATTTTATCGGCTAATACTTTAGCATTATGCATACCACCACCTTTACCGTCAAAAGTCATCTGACAAGGAATAGAACCAATTGAGTCCCATAAAAATAATAAACTATATGGTATATCTCCTTTTTCTTGTGAATCAAGAATATTATTAATAAACTCAGTTGCTTGTTCTATAACATCAAAAGAATCATTAAAAATAAACATTCCATCATATTCTCCAAGTTCATTTTTTTCGGCTTGTAATCCTAATTCAATCGCGTGTTCCCATGACCATTTTTTTTCGGTTATTATTAAAATAGGTAAATGCCCTTTACGTTGGGCGTCTGCAGCCGCTAATATCATTGCAGTGGTTTTACTCGTATTACTATGACCTAAAAACATACTAATTCCACCCATAACAGGGCCAGGTAATCCACACGCCTCTAAAAAAGACTCTCCACAATTATAAAAACTTTCATTTTTATATTTTGTTTTTGTAGAAAATTTATTTTTTATGTCATCTAAATTAAACTCTTTTTTTTTAATTCCCATTATCTTTTCTTAGTTTATGATTAATCAATTTTATTTTGGTCATTAACGATTTTTAACATTTCGTTAGTTATTTCAATCTTATCGTCTTTTTTTATGTTATACTTATATATTGTTTCTAACATTTCTAACTTGTCTTTGGCGTTTGTCATTTTTTCAACAATAAGATCCATTTCCTCTAAGTGTTGTGGATGTTCACCGATACCTACTGGATTATTAAAATAGATAAGTAAGGTAGCTTCTGTTGCCGCCATTTCCGACCTATACTTCAAAGTAAGGGCCTCATACATTTTTTCACTAATTTTATTCATTTTTTTTTAATTTGTATTGTTTATAAAAATAACCCCCTAATATTAGGAGGTTATTATAACTTTTGATATTACTTAAAACGGTAATTCGGAATCTTCTTTAGTTTCGTCAAATTTTTCTATAGTTTTTGATGTACCACCCAATGATATGTCACCAGTATCACCATAAACATATTTTTTAAGTTCTGTACTCCAAATAGGTGTTTCACCAACAGCTACTGCCTCTAAATATTCAACAGGTTTTTTAGAATATGCATCTGACCAAGTCATTTCATCTTTAACCCAACCATCCATGATATCTTTATCCGTATGAATTGGTGTTGGATCTCCGTACATAATTGTTTGGATTACCGTATATTCTTTACCTACTGGTGTTTTAGCTTTTTTAAGTTCAATGATTAAATCTCTACCATTTTCAGAATCAGTAACATCTCCTTTAGCTTTCCAAATAGGTAATATCTTATCTAAAACTCCTTCATTTTTATAGTTGTGTTTAAATCTCCAAAACTTAATTCCGTCTTGTTCGTTATCTCTATCGATAACTTTTACAATGTAAAACAATCTAGAACGATACTGACCAGCTAAGTCTTTATCTTCTTTTTTTCCTGTTTTAATTAATTCGTCATAAACTTCACTAATAGGTGATCGTTCATTGTCGTTTTTTTCTGGATCATATAATTTAACCCATTGTCCGTTTACTTGAATTTCGTGGTACCAAACCTCAACAAATGGTGATGACCCATCTTTTGTTGGTAAAATTCTTATTGTTCTTTGTGCGGATGTTTCGTTTTTCATCAAAATTGCTGAAAAATATCTCTTAAGTCTATCTTCTTGAGATATGTTTGCTTTTTGAGAACCTGTACTTTGTGTGTTTTTTTCGTATTGAGCCAATACTGAATCGAATGCTGAATTTGTCATAAATAATTTTTTTGGTTTTTTAGTTTTATTACTCTTTTATCTTTATTAAATATAATAAAATTTTATAGAATGTCAAACTTAAAACGCATAAAAAAGGGGAGTTAGCTCCCCTGATTAAATAAAAAATTATCTTAAATTTTATAACTCATTATCATCATATAAGTTAAATGTTTTTTTAATCTCATTTGGTTGTTGGTTTTCAACATCGTCAGCTGTTAATATATATTCATTTTTTCCTGTTTTCTCCATTTCATCTTTTTTATCGTCAAAAAAATCTGTAAGTTTTTGTGTATAAGGATAAGAGTCTAAAGACCTCAACATTAATTTTTCTTCTGGTGTTTTTTCTCTAGATTTATCAAATTTAGTTTCTAAACTATTTATTTTATCTAATATCGTATCCATATTAGCTAATTTACTTTCTAAGTCATCAAGTTTTGTAAACATACTTTCCATAAACTCATCTTGTTTCATTTTAATATCTTGTTGGGTACTAACTAAATCCGTGATATCTATCTCTTCAGTCTCGTTAGATTCCTCACTATCAACACCAACTTCTTCTACATCAGGATCGGTTTTAACGTCAACGGGTTCTGGAATAGTATCAGCAACTGGTTCAGTTGCGGTTGGGTCTACAGGTGCAGTTGGATCTACAGGTGCGGTGGTTGGGTCTACAGGTGCGGTGGTTGGGTCTACAGGTGCGGTGGTTGGGTCTACAGGTGGTGTAGGGATTTCTGGTTGTTCTTTAATAATATAATTATTTATTTGATTAAACCGTCGTAATTCTTCTAATATTGTTTTTTGTATACTCATTTTTTATATTTTTTAACCATTTAATAATGATTTAACACCTGAAGGTGTTTCAACCTTTAAAGTTTTATTTATTTTTATAGTATTATCAAATCTTTCAATGAGACCATCTTTTAATCTTATAGTGTAACAATCACCAGTATCTAAATCACAAACCTCTTTAAACCCTGGAGATGTATTTTTTTCGGTTATACGAGTATCTTTTTTTAAATAATCGTCTAATAAATTTTTAATGTCCATAACTTTTTAAATATAAATATACACTTGTTTATGTTTTTATATAAAAGTTTTATAATATTTTGTAAATATTTCAACATATGTGTCATATTGAGTAAACTTACTATCATTTTTTTGCTTAAGTGTAAAATCTTTAATTTGTATAGCGGTACGCGGTGGTGTTGGTGGGCTTGTTGTGATATCTCCAAAAGCTTCCGCAGTATCCCAAGTAGTAAAGGTTAATTGGGCTAAAGCTTTTCCGTAACTTTTATTAATATCAGTATCGGTGTTTGCAGTAACCAAATTACTAATCATTGTTTCATATGAACTATAAAAAGAAATAATAAAATTAGTAGAGTTAGTTAAACTAGAAAAACTAACTAAAGGAACATCTTTACCACCAATTTTTGCACAAACTTGTTCTGAAATATAAGAATCTAAACTACCCGGCTGTCTAGAGTCTGCTGATATCTCATAAGGATTATAATTTATAGTATTTAATACCTCTCCATCTATTTCAAATGAATTTATAGGTCTTGTGGTTGCAATACCTAATATTAAAGCTTTCATTTGTCGGCTTATTGGTTTGTTTTTAATCTCACTAACTAAATCAGTAAAGCTTATTGGGGTTCTTTCAATCGATACAAATGGTATACCAGTCTTATATTCACTGTTATTTAAACACGCAGCTTCTGAAGATAGTATTATTGGTGGGACATTTGGGTCGGCGTTAATTAACGTTTCACCACTAAATCTAGCTGGCCTTGATTTCTCGATTTCGTCTTTCCAAGAATTAAGAATGTTTTTATTAACATTAATTATTAATTCGTTTACGTTTGGTAGGCTGTATTTTGGAATTCTAGTCCCTTTAAAGTCTGTTTTAAATCCAGATTCATCCACACTATGGTTTACCTCATAAATCCAATAAGGACCATAAAAGAGTGGAATGTGTCTTAAAACAAAATACATCGTCGGTTGTATCATTACATTTCCAAGTGATGATACACCACAGGAGTATGATCTAGATTTATATATACTATACATAGAAACAGATTGTTGAGCGACTTGATCACCAGCAACCGAACTACCAATATCAGCAAAAACTTTAAATGACTCTGAAGTGTTTTTCATTTCTGACATATCTAAATCAAAACTTTTAAATATATTTTGATTTTGTATCCCAAAATCAACACTAAACCCAACAACTTTATTTGTTTTAGAATAATCTCTATTTGTATCGGAAACCCTTAAAGGATTATCAGCAGGAATTCTTAAATCAAAACTATCGTCACCAAATCGACTAAAGGAGTTTTCTTTTGGTTTTGGCATTTCAGAAGGATTACCCATATATAAACATAAAAATTTAGGACTGGATTTTGTATAATCCACTTCTAAATAAGTACCAAATAAAGAGTTACCTATAGTACTATCTTCAAGAGGTATTCCATTTTTTATTGCCTTTTGAATACCATAAAAATTAATGTAAGCCGGCATAGCAATAAACATAAACTTGTTATCGTCTAAAATAGTACTAACAACTTGCATTAAATTTGTTTTAGGGTTTAATAATGGATCTATTCTTCTTACAACTTGTTCTACATCAATAACAAAAACATCACCTAGATCACTATTAGCCCTATCCATAAATAAAAAGTCCTCAAACAATGTCATATTTTTTAAATCAGAGCCAGCGATCCACTTATCATTAAACCCTTTTAAGGTGTTATATAAACTTAATTTACCAACATCTCCTGTAACTGAAGACGCCGTTTGGGGTTTTACTACAATATCTTTTAAATTTGTACGTAAATATGAAAAAACTTTATTTAATATGCTTTGTTGTAAATCTTTTTGTTCGGATAAATAATTATTTATTATACCAGTAAAATCAAACCCATAAAAATTTGTGTTTTCTAATCTTTTTTGAACATATACCCTAATAATTGGGTACAATTTAATAATATTTTCAGATGTAAATTCAACATTTTGATAAATAAAAAATTCAGAAACTAAAGATTTTTGATTTAAAGATTTTTGATTTATTACACTTTGGATTATAGGTCCTTTTGGTTTTACTGTTATTGTTGGTATTGTTAATTTTGGTAATGATAGTGGGGGACTAATCGTGTTTAAACAATTAGTACCATATAATTCATAATTAACGCATTCGCTTTGAGCATTTGGGGTATTAACATAATAATCGTCATCACTTGTTAAATAATATGTTTGTTGTCCTACTGAATTAATATTATTTGGTGGATTAAACGTTGCGGTATTACTAATTTTTCTAGCGCAAAACAACTTTAATGTTTGTGGGTTAGTATTTGGTATATTATCAGATAATTTTAAAAAGTATATTTCATTTTCAATGTATGTACTATTATTACTAACAACCATTGAATCCGACAAATTATTAATAATAACATTAAAAGTTGTATTACCATCACAACAACTTTCAAAAGTATAATGACTACTAAGAGGTATTGGTCCTGAAGTTGGTAATGGTATTGGTGTTGATGTTGGTGTAGGACCTGGTGTCTGACTTGGTGTTGGCGATGGTGATGGTGTTGTTGTCGGAGTTGGTGTTGGACTAGGTAAACTTGGAAACTCAGGAATAACTTGGTTTGGGTAATCAACTTCAGGTATTGTTGAAAATCCAATATACTTCCTTAAAGTTATCCAAGCGTCATTGTGTGCAACCATACTATCTAGTAATGTTATCGATGACCCATCACCAGGTAACGTACCCGTAACATACGGAGTAAACGTTATTTTATCTGTAGGACTAAACTCTTGTAAATTTGAAAACGAATTAAATAGTCTTCTGTCAAAATTTCCTGGATTTCCAATTTTAATTATACAATCAAATGATAAAAATTTACTAATACTTTCTGTAAAATTTTGAATTTGTTTTTCGCCTAATATTTTTCCATCAACATCCTCACTACTCAAAGTAACACCAGTTTTATTTATAAAAAATAAATTTTTTAATTGTGAAAATAATCTTTTTTCATTTGTATTTTTTATTGAATTACTTTTACTCTTTGATGGTGTAAGTATTTCATCTTTTAAAATTAAATCTTTAGTGGTAGGACTATAATTACAAAAAGTAATAAAATGTTTTTCAAATTGATCTAAAAGTTCTGGAGTAAATACTGAAAATATCTCATCAATTGATGAGTACTCTGATTGGGTAGTAGTTAAATCAAATGGGTTTTGCGTATTACTATTAGTATTAATTACTTTTAAATATTGTGTAGGGTATGGTTTTTTTACCAATTTAGTATCAAAATATCCAAAATGAGAAGAAGCCCATAATGTCCTTACCGATCCATTATACATTGCAGTATTTCCTGATATATCTTTTACTACCTTATTATCATTATTAAAACATTCATATATTGATTGATCAATTGGTATTCCACCCATAGATGGAAATAATAAAAACATAGGATTATTAGTAGAACTAAACTTATCCATATATTGGTAGTAATTTTGTTTTAATAAAGTTACCGTGTCTGTTGATGTGAAACCACTTAAATTTAATACTGCCGGTTGAATTGATACGTACGGTATGTTTGTTGTTGATTGTGAATTTTTACAAATTTTAAAACCGTGATCATTGTATAAATCTATAAACTCATTATTAGTCCCTCCACTTATTAATAAGTCTTCCCCAAAAAAATAGTTGTTTACTGCATTTATAACTTTTGGATAAAATCCAACATTTAGTGTTAATTTTGCTTGTCCAACAAATGGGATAGGGGGTGCAGATAAAAAATTCTCTAAAACTATTTTTTTTTCATTTCCTAAATAATCCGGAAAAGTATAAGTTTTAGTGATTAAAGAGTCTTTTGGGTCATACGCCGACGCGTAGTTAAAATCCTTCCAAACTGATGATAAAATATCAATATCAGATTCAATAAATTGTTTATATCTGTGCCAAATTGATCCGTACTTTAAAACCCAAGCGTATGGTACTTGGTGTACTGATGAATATTTTTTTAGCGTTGAAGCCAAATAATCTAAATCTGTAACCGAT